CAAGGTGATGAATTATATGTCAAATGTAAGGATGAATGGACTCTCTGTAAGAAGTTTATGTCTTTGTGGAAAGACCAATGTCCTGATGTTCTGACCGGTTGGAATACAAAGTTCTTTGATATACCTTATCTCATCAATCGATTCAATAAAATTCTAGGTGAAAAAGATACCAAGAAGTTATCTCCTTGGGGTTATATCTTTGAAAGAAAGACACTCATTAATGGTAAGCCAATGATTGCCTATGATCTAGTTGGTGTTGGTTGTTTAGATTATATTGAATTGTACAAATGGTATGCTCCTGGCGGAAAGTCACAAGAGTCCTATCGTTTGGATAATATTGCACAAGTTGAACTTGGTGAGGGTAAAATCTCCTATGAAGAGTTTGATAACCTACATGCTTTGTATCGTTTGAATTTTCAAAAGTTTATTGAATATAATATTAAAGACGTTGAATTGATTATCAAACTAGAAGACAAGTTGAAGTTGATTGAATTGGCTTTGACTTTGGCTTACGATACTAAGTCCAACTATGATGATGTGTTCGCACAGACTCGTATGTGGGACGCTATGACATATTCTTATTTGTTAAACAAAAGTATCATTGTACCACCAAGGATCATACAAGAAAAATCTGAAGCCTTTGAAGGTGCCTTTGTAAAAGATCCACAAGTTGGACTACATGATTGGGTTGCTTCGTTTGACTTGAACAGTTTGTATCCTCATTTGATGATGCAGTACAATATTTCTCCTGAGTCTCTTATTGATCCGGAAAATTATACTCCTGAAATGCGTGAAGTTCTTTCACAAGGCGTGACCGTTGATAAATTGTTACTTAAACAGATTGACACATCAAATTTGAGTGGTTGTACATTAACACCAAATGGTCAATTCTTCCGAACTGACAAGGCTGGTTTCTTACCTGCTATGATGGAAGAGATGTATGAAGACCGCAAGAAGTTTAAGAAATTATATCTTCAAGCCAAACAGGAGTATGAAAATGAAAGAGATGAAACCAAACGATACGAAATCGATAAACGAATTGCCAGATACAACAACCTACAACTCGCAAAAAAAGTATCACTTAACTCCGCTTACGGTGCTTTGGGAAGCCAGTATTTTAGGTTTTATGACCTACGGATGGCTCTTGCAGTCACTACGGCAGGCCAATTCTCGATTCGTTGGATCGAAGCAAAAATAAACAGTTATGTAAACAAGATACTGGAAACTGATAATGTGGACTATGTTATTGCGAGTGATACTGACTCTATCTATCTCCGTCTTGACGGCTTGGTTAATAAGTTTGTCAGTAAGCCATCTGATGATATTGACAAGACGATCCGATTCATGGATAAAGTCTGTGAGAATAAAATTCAACCTTTTATTGACGAGAGTTATCAAGAGTTGGCAGACTACGTTAAAGCATTTTCACAAAAGATGCAAATGAAACGTGAAGCGTTGTGTAACAAAGGTGTATGGACTGCCAAGAAGCGTTACATTCTGAATGTATACAACAATGAGGGTGTACAGTATCACGAACCACAGATGAAGGTGATGGGTCTTGAGATGATTAAGTCTTCTACACCATCAGCCATTCGTGAGAAGATGAGAGAGATTATTAAGTTGATGATGACTGGTAATGAACAGGACATCCAAAACTTTATTGCCAAGTTCAGAGAAGACTTTAATAAGTTGCCACCTGAAGAGATATCTTTTCCCCGTGGTATGAATGGCTTGGCCACATACTCGGATGCAATGACACTATATAAAAAAGGTACACCAATTCATGTCAAAGGTGCTATTCTATACAATCATAATCTAAAGAAACTGGAACTTACCAAAAAGTATCCGTTAATCCAAGAAGGTGAAAAGATCAAATTCACTTATCTTAAATTACCAAATCCATTTAAAGATACGGTAATTTCATATCCATCTCGGTTACCGGCAGAGTTTGAGCTTGACAAATATGTAGATTATGAGTTACAATTCAACAAAGCTTTTCTTGATCCAATCAAAGTTATTCTAGATTGTATGAAATGGCAAGTAGAAAAAACTAATTCTCTAGAGGACTTCTTCTCATGACTTTTCTAACATTGTTGACAGCACTAGCGTTATCTGGTGTTTCAGCATATTATTCAGTTATCGGTTTGGCTGCAATATTTCCAGGTTCATTCTGGCCTATTATTATAATGGGTTCAGTACTGGAGATGGCCAAACTTGTAACTGTATCTTGGTTGTATCGTAATTGGAAAACATGTCCGTTGTTAATGAAATCTTATTATGTAACAGCTTGTGTTATATTGATGTTGATTACCTCGATGGGTATATTTGGTTATTTGTCTAAGGCACACTTAGAACATTCAGCCGATACTGCACCATTGTCAGATAAAGTTGCAATGTTAGATGAGAAAATTAAAACTGAAAAGGAGAACATGGATGGCAATCGTAAGATTCTCAAACAACTTGATGAGGGAGTGGACCAAGTTATGGCACGATCCTCGGATGAAAAAGGTGCGGACAAAGCAGTCGCCATCCGCAAAGCCCAACAGAAAGACCGTAGCCGCATTAGCCAAGAAATTCAAGAGTCGCAGAGATCCATTAATGTGCTTAACGAAGAAAGAGCACCTCTTAATGTGGCGTTACAGAAGGCAGAATCGGACTTTGGTCCAATCAAGTATGTTGCTGAGTTAGTCTATGGATCTGGTGAGAGAGATTTAATTGACAAGGCGGTTAGATTGGTTATCATGTTAATTATGACTGTATTTGATCCATTGGCTATACTATTATTAATATCAGCTAACATGACATGGAAAATTAAAGAAGAACCTGAACCTGAAAATCCTGAACAGGAATTTTTTGATAAAGTCGGAGATATATCCAAAAAACTGGATGACGATGCTGTACAAATTAAAAAAGAAAACTTGGCTACGATTTTAGAAAAGGTTGAACCAAAGAAAGAACTGAAACCTAAGTATGATTATGATGAACCGTTTGCTTTCAAAGAAAAGAATCAAACGGATGGTGGAACATTTTAAAGGATGAAACTATGAGTATATTAGACAAAATTAAAAAGAACAGTAGCATTAAAGATTCGGCTGTATTGTCCAAATCTAAATTCTTCAATGCTAAAGATATGATTCAAACTGCGGTGCCAATTATCAATGTGGCACTTTCTGGTAAGTTGGACGGTGGTCTAACTCCAGGTCTTACAATGTGGGCAGGTCCATCTAAACATTTTAAGACAGCATTCTCGTTATTGATGGCCAAATCTTATTTGGACAAATATGAAGATGCTGCCTTATTGTTTTATGATAGCGAGTTTGGTACTCCTCAGTCTTATTTTGATTCGTTTGGTATTGACACTAATCGTGTCTTACATACACCACTTACTGATATAGAACAATTAAAATTTGATATCATGTCTCAGCTGACACAATTAGAACGAGGTGATAAATTGATTATCATTATTGATTCGATTGGTAACTTGGCATCTAAGAAAGAAGTTGAAGATGCCTTGGCTGAGAAATCTGTGGCTGATATGTCAAGAGCCAAACAAGTTAAATCATTATTCAGAATGGTTACACCACACCTATCTCTCAAAGATATTCCAATGATTGTGGTTAATCACACATACAAAGAAATTGGAATGTTCCCTAAAGACATCGTTGGTGGTGGTACAGGTTCTTATTACTCAGCTGACAACATCTTTATCATTGGTCGTCAACAAGAAAAAGAAGGCACAGAAGTTGTTGGTTACAATTTTATAATCAATGTGGAGAAATCAAGATATGTTAAAGAGAAATCTAAAATTCCCGTCACCGTATCTTTTGATGGTGGTATTAGTAAGTGGAGTGGTCTTCTTGACCTTGCTATTGAATCCGGACATGTGGTTAAGCCATCTAACGGATGGTACTCCAAGGTAGACAATGATGGCGTCATTGAAGATAAGAAATATCGTATCAAAGAAACTGATACAAAAGAATTTTGGTTACCAATCCTAAAGCAAAAAACTTTCCAAGATTTTATTGAAAACAAATACCGTGTGGCTTCTGGCAACATTATGAACTATGATGATGTGGAGGAAACATTTGAAGTAGAAACCATGAATGGAACCTAAAATGATTGAAGGCATAGATTACTGTTTCATCTATCCAAAGGATGATGAGACAACAGTAAATATTAAATTTTTAACTGGACCATACAAAGATACTACATTCAAGTATGGTAAAGTAAAAATAAAAGAGGAACCTGACGGAGCTCATTTACTTTTTGCTTATGATGTGTTAGAATCACCAGTTATGAAGCCAAATAAGTTGGAGAAGGATGATGCCTTCAAAAACTACATTGGTGATTTATTGGTAGAGATAATGACTTCCAACATGGAACAGGATATAATTGATGAAACTAGAGCAGACGATATTAAAGAACCTGATTTATAATGATGAATATTTACGAAAAGTATTACCATTTCTAAAAGGTGAATATTTTACAGATAGAACCGAAAGACTGATATTCAATGAAGTACTCTCGTTCACAAACACTTACAATTCTACACCATCGATTGAAGCAGTTGAATTGGCCATCAAAGAGAAACGAAATCTCTCAAATGATGAAGTGGAACTCTCAGAGACTTATCTTAAAGAAATTGTATCAATTAAAGACCAAGAATCCAAACTTCAATGGCTTGTTGACAAAACCGAGTCCTTTGTCCAAGAGAAAGCTATCTACAATGCAGTATTGGGTTCTATTTCAATCTTGGATGGCAAAGACAAAACCCAAGAGAAAGGTGCGATTCCCAAGATATTATCAGACGCTCTGGCAGTAAGTTTTGATAATTCTGTTGGCCACGATTACTTAGAAAACTCGGATGAACGATATGAATTCTACCACAGAAAAGAAGAACGAATCCCATTTGACCTCGAATACTTTAACAAAATCACCAAGGGTGGCCTTCCTGCCAAGACACTTAACATTGCATTGGCTGGGACTGGTGTGGGTAAGTCTTTGTTTATGTGTCATGTTGCCGCTGGCTGTATGTCTCAGGGTAAGAATGTATTGTATATCACTATGGAAATGGCTGAGGAACGCATTGCTGAAAGGATAGATGCGAATCTACTAGACACAACTGTTGACTCTCTGGTCGAATTACCAAAAGAAATGTTCGATAGAAAGATAGCCAGACTCCGTGAAAAGACTACGGGTAAGTTAATCATCAAAGAGTATCCTACCGCATCAGCATCCTCTATACATTTTAGGACTCTATTAAATGAACTTAATCTCAAAAAGTCTTTTGTTCCTGATATTATCTTCATTGATTATCTTAACATTTGTTGTTCTGCAAGAATCAAAGCTTCAGCCAACGTCAATTCTTATACCTATGTCAAAGCCATTGCAGAAGAATTGCGAGGTCTTGCTGTTGAATTCGGAGTACCAATTGTTAGTGCAACACAAACAACAAGGTCAGGTTTTGGTTCTTCAGACCCCGGACTCGAAGACACAAGTGAGTCTTTTGGTTTGCCCGCTACAGCTGATTTGATGTTTGCTTTGATATCATCTGAAGAACTAGAATCGGTTGGCCAAATCATGGTGAAACAATTGAAGAATAGATATAATGACCCAACATATTTCAAAAGATTTACTTTGGGTATTGATAGATCAAAGATGAAATTATTTGACATAGCACAGTCTGAACAAGAAAACATTGTTGATTCTGGTCAAGATAAACCACTTAATACATTTGGTATGCGTGAAAAGAAATTTGATGGATTTAAAGTATGAATTTAACTAAAGATGAAGCCCTATATTGTTCTAAAACATTTCAAGATTACTTTGCTGATTTTGGTAGCATTGAACAATACATGAGAGATGAGAAAATCAAGTCACTTGGTTCTATAGGTTCATCTTTATTTCCACCAGAAGACGATTTGTTTTCAGACTTCACTATGCACCCAAAAGATATGGATATTGATGTGTGTGAATTGAATAGTGATATGTGGGATACTTTGTTGAATATCACTTCTTCACATATCAATAAAGCACCAGTTGGTCGTAACATCGAATTGGCTGTCAAGGAAAACAACACAGGAAAGATTCTTGGATTCATTAGACTTGGTTCACCAGTCATCTATATGAAACCACGAAATGAGATGCTTGGACAAGTTTGGATTCAAAATAAAGAGTTTCCTAGACGATTCAATGATTCTTCTATGATGGGTTTTGTAATTGTACCAGCACAACCATTTGGTTACAATTACCTTGGTGGTAAATTATTATCTGCCATTTGTACCTCACATACTGTTAGAGAAATTTGTAATAAGAAATACAATATGAACTTGTGTTTGTTTGAAACAACCAGTTTGTATGGTAGTACCAAATCGGTATCTCAATACGATGGTATGAAACCCTATATTAGATTCAAAGGATTAACTGAATCTGATATGGTACCAATGATGCATGGTGAAAGATATTTGTCGCTCAAAGAATATGTAGAAGACAAAGTTGGTGGTGACATTTTAGGTATTGATGAATCAACTACAAGCCGTAAGTTAAGAACTTTTACCAAAATTATTGCAATGGCTAAATCAGCACTTAAAGGAACACCAGAAGGTGATTTGTTTGAAAAGACAATTCAAAATGCCAAGAAATTAACCGAAAAGAAACGATATTATATTTCTGATTATGGTTTTAGTAATATGATAGATTATGTGAATGGTAAAACAGATAATCTAATTAAGGGTGAAAACTACGAAAAACATGAACTGAAAAATCTTGTTGAGTGGTGGAGAAATAAGGCTATAAATAGATACGAAACTCTCAAATCTGAGAGTAGATTGCGTACCGAACTAGAAGTTTGGACATCAGGAAAAAACATTCAAATTATTAGGTGATAAAATGGCTTCAGAAACAGACATAACGGAAACTATGCAGGCTTTATTTTGTGCTTTAGCTGATTATGTTGGTGCGGCATATACCAAAAAAACAGGTGAGTTGTTTGATGAAAAAAAATATACCAGTTATTATGAATTTAAAATGGGTTGGGATCAAAAGTATAGTAAAGAACAAAATTCTGTAGAGAATGTTTTTGATAAACATGTGAAATCTGGAAAAGCTAGCTTCAAAGATTTGGAAGATTTTATAGAAAATAAAGGTAAACTTGGTCAAGAATGGTATAAGTCATCTGTTTTAATTGCAAAAAAATTAATTCAAGATATTGACGATATTGATAAAGATTTTTCAAAAATTCAAAAACCAAAATGGTCATCGATTGTTTATGAACATAGAGACAAAATGATGAATCAAATTGAAGAAATGTGGAAACAAGCAAATGAAAATACCAAAAAATTAAAAAAAGTTGATAGTAAAGTTAAATTTATTCCTTTTGGTGATGTTAATAAGTGGTCACCAGCTGATATCTATTTTGCTTCACCTAAAGCCGAAAAAACCATTAATGATTCCGTAAATAATAAAAATTTATTTGAAGGATTAAATTTTATTGGATTAAATAAATTGATTAGTGATTTAATAGACTCTGGAGATTTATTACCAGTTTCATTGAAAAAACAAACTACATCAGTACATTTATACAAAGTGAATTTCAATAAAACGGCTGAATGGAAAGAAATCCAAAAACTATCTTTTGGAGGTTATGTTTGGAAACCATATCCAAAAAATCCAACTGATAACCCTCCAGCTCGTGATTTAAAAGTTTATTTAACAGGAACACAAAGCGAAAAAGATTATATTATATTTCGACACGATCCTGCTTCTAGTGGATCATTCAAAGGTGAAATAAAATTAGAAGGAATGGAAGCTCGAGCAGGTAGTCTTGGATTTGAACAAATTATAGGAATAATTGGCCTAGTTGACAACACATTATCACAAAAAATCAAAAGTGAATTTGCTTCAGCTAATAATAAATTTAAAGCTGAGAAGAAACCTTATAGAGAAAAATATGAAAAAGCTATAAAAATGTCTGGTTTAGATATTAAATCTAAAAATAAAGCCGACCAAGACAAAATCAAAAAAATCAGAAAAGATGTTGGGTATGATAAATCCGTTGGATATTTAAGTGCTACATTGGTAACAAATAAAATAATGCCAATAATTATCAATGGAATGTTAAAAGACCAAGAAACTTCTGAAAACTTTGTTCGTATGACATATGCTTATGCAGCTTCACAATCAAAAGACTCAGCAAAATTCATCATAGCAAAATAAAATGGCACTATCACAATTTGACAAAATCTTAAAAGAATACCGTGATTCAGATAATGATTACGGTTTCTCTGCCGTATCTGAAGAAGAATACAATGCAGCC